GCGCCGCAGTCGAGCACAAATCAGCGCCTACAGCGCCACTCTTATCTGATTTATAACATGTGATGTCACAAGTTGCCGTGCCATCGCTGACTGTGGTGAGCATGTATGCTCGCACTCTTATTTGGATAGTCTCAGCAGCGTCGTAGCATTCAGGCAGCATGAACTCGGCAGCGGCATACTGCGTCTCGGTTGTGCCGCCTGCATCGACGCCTTGCAGTTCCGGTGAGTCTGTGCCCCACGTGCCTGTCACGAGAGCCAAGTCATCAGCGGATGCCGTTCCCGGCAAGTTCGTCTGCCATGCGTGCCACGTGCGGAACTGGGTCAGTGGCACATTGAAAGAGACAAGTGGCTCTTGCGTGAATTGCGTGCGGGGAAACGTCGTGATAATCGAACCGAGAAACCGGATGATTGAACTTGCACCGAAGGTAAAGTCGCCGTCAAACGTAGCCATGAGTCACCTCAGTTCACTGGCAGATTCAAAGCGTTGAAGTCTGCCGGTTCGTAGATGTGAAATTCAATGAAATGTGCGGCATCTGGCAAATCTGCAATGTCGATAATGAGTCCGTTTTCGTATATCGGAACTGGATACGGAACCGGGATAGCATCTGCTAAAAGGTCATCTGATGCGCCCAATGATCCCGCACTGTCGATGTACGTTGCAAGACGTTTCGTTCCACTGGGATTCATGTGAAACACGTCTTGGTTCAGGATGTATGTTGGCTCGTACTTGTCCCAGTCGCCGTGCGGCGCAGCCTCGAACTCATACGTCACTTGCCAATAGCGTTGCAGTTGACCGAATGCGTTTTGTTCCCATTCCTCCGATGCACTGATGTCGGTACACATGACAGTTCCCGTGTCATAGGCACCGAATGCCGTCGAATTCACCTTGCCGCAATATGCCTTCTGGATGGAAGTCGAGAACGAACTCTCCCATCGCGTGAATGTCACAACGGGATGCGGAACAGCGACAGTGATTGGCGGATTGAATGGAGTGTTTGTGCCGTCTGTCGCAATGATCTTCCCGGCGCGATCCTTGAATAGTGCCCGCTCAACCCATCGCGTCGATGCGGAACGTCGCACAGGACGCAACGTAGGAGGATTCTGTTTCTCTTCGTCGGACTGCTTCTGACGCTTGTACTGAACATCAATCTGCCAATGGTACAAGTCGTCCATGCGGCGCGGCTGACGACTCGACACGCGACTCCCATTGTCAGACGGGAATGCATCGCCGTACAGCGGCAAGCCTGGAGCGGCGAGAACAGTATTCGCATCGTCTGCCGGGTCAGACGTGAACACTTCCCAAGTCTGCGAATACTCGAAGTCCTCTGCCGTCTCGTCGGCTCGTTCGTCGAGTTTCAGACGTGCAATGCCTGCTGCCATCACTTCACCCCCACGATGACAGCTTGACCCTTCTTGATTTCAGCCTCGATACGCTTGAGCGCTTCCGCTGACTTCTGCGTGTTAAGCGCCGTCTTCTGCTCAAACGACGTGTTCATGGTTACGCCGATTGCACGATTGATGGCACCCACAGCTTCCGACGAACCAGCGCGAGCGGCTGACGGCAATTGTCCCGTGAACAGGCTTCCCTCTCCGATTCCAGCAAGTTCACTGATGGCAGCGTCACGAATTCTGTCGATTCGCTTCAAGGCATCGTCTTCGTTAATCAGCCCTTCGTTGAACGCCTTGTTCACATCCTCGATTTGATCGGCAACCATGCGTGCCGCTTTGCCTTCCGGGTCAAGGATGTCATTGAGGCGCTTGTCGAGTTGGTCGAGTCCCTGCTGCGCGGCTTGGCGTTCCTTCAAGTCCTGCTGATTGATTTGCGGGCCGAACTCAATAGCATTCTTAATACTCTTTGTCGCATTGCCTATTTTGTCGAGTTCCTGTGCCAATTGCCTGAGCGCTTCAATCTTGGTAATCAATTGCCCAAATTCTTCTGTCGACGTTCTCAAGTCCTCGTTAAACTTAATCAGCTTCTTGTCGATTTCTTCAAGTTGTTCACCTGTAACTCGCACGCCTTGTCCTCGGCCGCGTGCGCCTCCACGAGTATCTCCGAGAAGAGTTGCCCTAAACTCTGCGACTTCGCGAATGCTGTCTTTAAGGCTTTGGGTTTTGGCATCAGCCTCGCGTAATTGGACGTTCAACGCTTCGATTGCTGATGTTATTCCTCCTGCGTCTCCCTCTTGTGACAGTTTGCGAAACTGCTCGTCAAAGCGGATCTCTCCCACTCTTTGTCCAAGCGCTTTGTCTCTGGCGTCTTCAATCGCCTTCAGTTTGTCGAGTATTCTATCGAGTGCCTCTTTTTCCAGCTTCTGAAATTGAGACACCAATATCTGAATACTCGCAATCGCGCCGATCAATGCGAGTTGCCCCTTCATATCAATCAGTGCCGGAATGACTCCCTTTAGGCCACCCTCAATGCGTCCCATCTGAGAGGCAATGAATGTCAGGTTGTTCCCGGCACCACGCAACCCACCTGCAATGCCGCCTGTCTCAAATGACGTTACGAAGTCGTCGATGGCGAACACGGCGTTCTGAGCAATACCCTGCGCCGCCTTCATGCTGCCGTTCACGCGGTTGACTGTCTGCTGTGCGCCAGTGCCAACCTGCTGAATCGCCTGGGACGCCTTCTGCATTTGGAGTTGCAGATTGACGGTATCACCAGTGACGCGAACGGCGATTTCACTTACGTTGACCGGCATTCTTCTTCGCCATCGCGACTAATGGGGCAAGGGATGCGGCAATTTCATTATTGCTCATTCGCGGTCTGTGCATCTTCGGCATGAAGTGCTCAACTCGCGGTTGACGCTTCAGTCGTGGATGTGATGCAGCGGCGGCAGCTATGATTCCCGATTGCAACCAGTCGTCTCCCCAAGGTCTCAGGTTGTAGTAGGCTATCTGCTCGACAAACTCTTCCGAGTCCATCATGCACTGAAGTTGCTTGCGAGGTATTCCCCAACGAGTCGACAGAAACATCCAGAACATACGCTCTGGATTGTCAATCAGTTTTTTTCGGCACTCTCGACGGCTTTCTTGCCGTATCCCGCAAGTCTGTTCGCCACCTCAAACACGCGATCACGGATCACAGCATCCCAGGCGTCAATCGCCGCGATATCTGCCTGGTTGTCCACGTCATAGACTAGTTCTCCGGCGTCGTCACAGACTGTCAGGGCGAGCATGCCCGCCACATAGCCCGTGATGTCTCCGTTTCGGTTTCCGTACCGCATGGAGTGAATGTCGCGTTCTCGTCCCGTCCAAGAGCGGCAACGCACTTCACCGCCCCATTCAGGCACATCCACAGTTTCAAACCGGAACTCTCCACCGAGTTTGTCTCTCCCCAATGTCGCCATAAACCCTCCAATTAGGCTTGTGCCGCCGCATGCGTGATTTCATCGGCAATCTTCAGTGTAGCGCTGTACGTCGCTGCTTGCCCGCTGCTGCCATCCGTCGGACCCTCCCATGAGAAGTCCACCATGAACGCTGATGCCGTCAGCGACGCCGCTGTGGTCTCTCCAGACGCCGCCAACGGGAACGTAATCGTCACCGTCTCAGTCGCGCCAGTCATTGGAGTCGTGAAATCGGCGTCATGGTCGAACCAGCCGTCAACTTGCCACGAACCGGGATCGTACAATGAACCGGCAGAGAACGTCTGAGCGTTCGTAGTCCCAGCGTGCGATGTCGGAATCGCTGCGCGGCTGATGCCGGAATGCGACAGATTGGTGATCTGACCAAAGAACGAACTGCTGAAAGCAATCGTAAAGCCATGGAGTTCGTCAACGACTGTCGCCATGATCTATCTCCTCAAGTCGATTCCGTGTAAGTGACAGTGTATTCCTGAGTGAATGCGTGTGGCGCGTCTTGCTCTGCAAAGTGCAATGGCTCCAACAGCGTGCTTTCACCTGATAAATGGATGGAACTAATAACCGTGCTTCCCATCGTCGTTCGCGACAATCCAGCCAATACGCCTCGAAACGCTTCCGCTACGTTGAATGCCGAATTGAACGTGCTCCCGAAATGTGCGAGCACAACCGAACGTGTAATCTTTCCTGACTCTCCGCTGTTCGATTGCGCTCGTTCAGTGTCCCGAAAGTGCCCGACTGTGTATGGAAATGTCGCATCAAGTGACACCTGCCAAAACATCCGCGTGCCAATCAAATCCGTAATGGCGCTCTTCGTCTGGCAGTAGTCGTAAAAGTCTCCGTGGAAACTCATGCCGCCCTCACGGCGATATCAGGACGCACACCTTTAATCCTTGCGAGTTCGCGCGTGATTCCGGCTCGCATCGTCTTCTGAAACAGGGCAACGCTCACCCATCGTGTCCCGCGTGCCGAATTCACCAGCAATCCAAATCCCGGCCATGTCTTAGGCGTCTTGTGCCGTCCCTTTTCCAGCAAGTGCAGATATCGGGTCGGCTTGCGAATCAATGACGATGCTTTTCCCTGTGTCGGGCGAAGCCTCGCCCTGCGTGCTGATGGTCCAATGTTCTTCAGTCGAGTCTTACGAAGCCCTCCGCGCCGCCCAAGACGCTTAACAGTCTGAATTGACTTGACGCCCCTACGGCGTCCTGTCTTCGTCAGATGAATGCGCTCGAAATAACCACGGCGAGCACCGACGAGGGCATAGGCTACTGCTGGATTACGCTTGGATGTCTTCGTTGTCGCCACGATTGACCGTGCCGTCGCTCCCACGCCTTCGTGCGTCCGCGAGTGGCGTGAAATCGACTTCGCATGTCCCTTAACCGCTTTGACAACCGGACGCGCCGCCGCAGCCACAGAGTTACGAAGAACCTTCCGCTGCACGAGTCTTGGCAACTGCGCAATCTTTGCCTTTGCTGCTTCGTATCCCTCAAACTTGATGGCGAGATTGGGAATGCCATCAATGACTCCGAACCGGAACGTCTTAGGCATGGCACACCCCCAGCACCCACGTTCTCCCTTTGCTGGACACGTCTATTCCAGCCGATTCAACACCTTCCCTCACGCCAAGCCAGTCGTAATCGTCGCCGGCAATCATCGCATCCGGCCACAGTTCTATTGCCGTCTCGATGTCTTTTTGAACAGATGAGGCATCGTGAGCGGCATCAATCCACACCAAGTCAGGCTCGAAACCGAGACGCTTCGCCTCGCGCATGCCCTTCTGCGAGTCCATGCGGATCGGCATCACTCGTTCACGTAAGTCCCACATGTTCGCTACGAATGTGTCGAACAGTCTCGGCAACTTGCTGCCATACTCATACTTGCCGTTGATTTCAGGACTGCCGCGCCAATGATCCACGCACGCAATCTGAGCATTCGGGCAATGCTCGCTAAACCATCGTGCCGATTGTCCAAGCCATGAACCAACCTCGACGATTTGCTTGGTTGCATCTCCGCACAGTTCCCGGAGCACATCAGCGGAACCAAACCAGCCTTGTTCGTCGCACGGCACATCCGGCTTCTCTTCCGGCCATCCCACGGATTCTATTGCGGGTTGCTGACGAGGAGTCGGACCGCGCCATTGGCGGTTGAAGAACACAGCGGTATCCAGGTTCTTCATATGAGAGCACCACACGTCGCCGTGAGCGGCAATCGAGTGCCCGTGAGCAATGGCATGCTTGCAGAAGTCAACGTCATCGCTCTGCTGCTGCACGTCTCCATGCTCGTCGAGCCACGTCGGCCATCGGAACCACGGGAATGTGACGGATTCAAACACCTCGCGCCGAATCAGCATGCAACCCGTGCCTGCCCATTCCACGTCCCGCAGAATTCCAGTCCATCGCTTGCGAAGCCACTCGCCGCCATGCCGGACTGTGATGTATGGAGCACACCACTCGCCGTTTGTGCCTTGGGCGACGCACGCATAGCATCCGACAGCAATATCACTATCGCACTCCGCTAAGAGCACAATCGCGTCCTGCTGCACGATAATGTCGTTGTCGACGAACAGCAGGTGCGTAGCATCCGTCTTGAGGAATGCAGCCACAGCCTTGTTACGGCACCCATGCACGCTGTATGCATCAGCGGCGACATTCACGCTGCCGGGAATGCCCATCACGTCCGCATACTGTCCGGCAGCATGCAGAGCGCGAAACGTCGACCATTCCGGGTCGCAGTTCCGAGTCGTGATGA